AACTGATTCGTGACAGTGTAATGGCTGCCGCACACCAGCACCCAACGCTGCACATTATAGATATATTGAAACGGCTTAACGTGTCATTGGAACAGTTTATTTGTGCCGTCAGCATCAATAAACATAAACATGTTATGACTGAAGATGAGTTCCGAAACTTCAGTGATTCAATGATTAATGCTGAAGATAGAGGTTATGCTGGTATTGCCCGTTTGTTCCAAACAGGCAAAACTACCATGACTTATTGGAAAAAACTATTCAGAGTTAGCAGAGACATTAAAAAGTTAAATAGCGGAAAGGTATACTAGAATTATGAGAGAAAATGAAACAGTAGAACAAATGAATGAAAGAATCCGTAAACATAAACAAAAAGTTTACAACGAAATTAAGAATGACCCTAGTGAAAAAGCCCAAAAATTATGGGCTAAACTGAAACAAGAATTTCCCAATTTAGATAGTCAGTTATGAAGATTGTCTATGCTGTAATTGTATTAACATTTATTTATATTCTATTACTTAATATCTAAAAGGAGAAAATGATGCGGGTAGACGAACTAAATAAAGTAGTCTATATTAGACAATCTTGGCTTGGTGATATGGCTATTTGTCCAGAACGTGCCAGACTCGGTTTGGTTCGTCCAGAGTTCCGTACAGGTTCTGACGCAACCATTATAGGTACTTCAATCCATACAGGTATTGAGGCAGTTCTTAATGGTTCGGCAAAGAATTTTGGTGACATGTTAGAGTTTGTTGCCAATGATTATGAGTCATTGGAAACAACTGATTACAAGAAAACCAACATTAATCAAGAGGAAATTCCACAATATTTGGAATCTATGTCAAAGGCTTTTTATGATACAATTTTACCTAAAGTAAAATTGGGTGGCAAAACAGAGTTACCGTTTAAGACCCCTTTGGGCATAGACGTAAACGGTTACGCTGTTTGGCTTGAAGGCACAATTGATTATGTTGATGATGATGGTGTTGTGTGGGATTGGAAAACAGCGAAGAAATCTTATAGTCAGTTCAGTAAACAGAAATCCGCTATTCAACCAACTGTTTATACTTATGCGGTATCTGAAAAGTTGGGGCTTGAACCGAAGTTTAATTATGGTGTAATGATTCGGCAACTAGACCCGAAAGCACAGATTGTGCCAATTCATCGGGGTGCTGAACATTGGAATTGGTTAAAACATCATGTTCGTGGCGCAGTAACAATGGCGTTACGAACTGGTGTAGATAATCAATGGATAACGAATGATGAAAGTGCGTTATGTTCAGAGTCATGGTGTTCATTTTGGAGTGTCTGCAAAGGCGCTTTTAATTGCCATGACGTTGAATAAGGATATGATATAGTTAGTTCACAACAATAAACAGATAGGAGATAGTTATTACTACAGTAAACAGAGACCAATCAATTGTTATTCAGGTTGCAGGTAAAATTGCTGCCGATATAACACCAAAGACAGATGATGTTCAAGTGAATATCGCTAATTTTGTCTTGGCATTAGACGCAACGGTAGACGCATTGTTTGCCAAAATGGGTATGACGGGCGAAGCACCAACGCAAGAAGAAATGTTGGTTCAAGCGTTCCCGAATAGCCAAGTAGTAACACAGCCAGCACAACCAGCGTTTCAACCAGCGCAAGGCGGTCAAGTTCGTATCAAAGGTACGCAACATGGTCCGATTCCAGCATGGTTGTACACTGAATGTGCGAAGAAAGGTGTCACCGAAGTTTGGGACAACCGTGACGGTTTAGCAGTGAATCCTAAACGTCCTTGGTTTAAATCAACCACAGGTACAGAAGCGTTTTGGGAACCACGAGTTAGACGGTAACCGATGACCGACCCCGATTATGTGGGTCGTTGGGCAAAGTTGGGGCGTGGAGAAGTTCTCTCCACGCCCGACTTGTCTACGGCATCACTTTCATATTATACACCTTTACATAAAGCCGCAGATGATTATGTTCACTGGGCGCAAACACCACAAGAACGAATCTATTTGGGGTTTCATGAAATAGATTCACAAATGCGTGGTATTGCACCATCAGAGATGTGCATTATAAACGGCTATTCTCATAGCGGTAAAACGTTAGCATTGTTACAAATTCTTGTAGCCAACAAAGACAAACGAGTAATCTATTTCTGTCCCGATGAACCACGAACATTAACATTAATCAAACTTGCTTGTGTAACACACGGCATTGACGCAAACATTTTAGAAGAACGCATATCACAAAACGATAGACAATCCATAGAATTGTTGCGCAACACAGCATTAGAACACTTCCCTAATTTGGCGGTGTTTGACCAAACTGTGTCGTTGATTGAAATGGAACGTGCATTATCGGAAACAATAGACGTATTAGGTGACCCGCAACTAATTGTTGTAGACTATTTGGATTTGATTACTGGTGGCGGAGAAGATGTCCCGTCTAAAGCCAACAGCATTAAAGCGTTCGGTAAACGTCATAATATTCCGTTGATTGTTTTGCATCAGTCAAGTCGTACTGCTGGTGCTGACGGACGTAAAATGACTATCAGTTCGGGTGCTTACGGTGGTGAACAACAAGCAACACACATTGTTGGTGTACGCCGTAAACGATTTGAGATAGAGGGACACATTCGTGACCTACAAGAAAAACTAGACAAAGCCTCAAACGCTGAACGTATAATGTCCAAGATAGAAGAACTGCAATACAACTTGCGTATCCACATGGATACTGTCACGTTGAACTTGGTTAAGTGTAAACGTCCTGCGTCCGTCCTGTTGGACGATATGGATTTCTTGATTGAGGCAGGAACTGGTCGGTTGAAACGGTTAGAAAACGGGGTGCTACCATACCGACTTGAAGAAAACATTGTGCAACCCGAAGTAGAACAATTATCCATGCAAGAAATTCTCACAGATTGGTAAAGGGGGTATATGATAGACGACAAACTATTAGACAATTACATCAAATTGTTTCGTGGTCGTGGTGACGTTTACGGCACAGACAGTGGCGGTTGCGCTAAACTACCATTGAATCGTGACACATTTGAACGTCACTTAACAGGCACAGAACGTATCGGTGTATATCCGATTGTACCTATTGACGGTGTGCCGTCCGTTGTGTGGGGCTGTTCAGATTTTGACCTAGGATTAGAGAAATCTTTATATCAAGCCCGACAGTTACATGACGCACTACGTGCAGGTGGTGTCATCTCATGGATAGAACGTTCACGTTCCAAAGGCTACCATGTTTGGGTGTTTGCCACAGAACCAGTGTCCGCCGAGATTATGCGCAACATGCTATTGGCTGCACACCAAGTCGCTGACGTACCAGCCACAGAAGTAAACCCCAAACAAACCACACTCAAACACGGACAATACGGCAACTATGTCCGTCTACCATACCCCAACTACACTGACGACACAACACACAACCAACGAGTTCTCAACCCCAACGACTTCCAATCAGTTCTACATATCTGCGACTTCGTAGCAATGGCTACAGCCAACCGTACATCACCAGCAGACATCGCTCGCCTCGCCGCACATTATAAACCTATAATCAAACCAACCCCTGGTATTATGCACACAGAATATGATGCCACATTAGACGAGGCTATGCAAGTTCTGTCTCCGCTAGGTAAAGTCATTTGGCGTGACGGACCACTACCGTCCAAAGACCGCTCATCAACATTAGCCAAACTCGGTTACGAGTGCGTCAAATCAGGACTCAACCCCAGTCAAACCAAAACTATTATTAAAACCGCTGACAAGCGGTGGGGCAAATATCATTTACGTGCTAACGGCGACCTAGAAATAGACAAACTAGTTATACGGGTACATTCATGACAACCATTCTAGCAATACAAGGTGACGACTATTGTGCAATCGGTTCAGACTCACAATGGACAGATGATTACGGGCGTGTCGGCAAAATGACACAATCCAAAATAGTAACAGTCGGCAAATACTTTATAGGTGTCGCAGGCGACACACGAGGCGCAAACATCATACAACACGTATTCAACCCACCACAACTACCACCCAAACTATCAGGCAACAAACTCACAAAGTTTATGGTCAGCCAATTCATTCCAGCCTACAGAGAATGTTTGGAACAAAACGGTTTAGGTTTACCACAATACGAATCCAATCCAGCAGAAGCATCTATAGACACATTAGTGTGCGCTAACGGTGTTATCTACCAAATAGACTCTGACTACAGCACAGAAATGGACGCAAACAATCTGTACGCTATTGGCTCAGGGTCACATTATGGGCTGGGTGCAATGCAAATGTACGCTAGTAATAAAAAAATAACCCAGACATCAGCGAAACGTGTTCTGATAAAATCATTAACTATCAGCGCCAAATTTGATGGTAACTCTGGCGCACCATTCCACACATTTATGCAGATTAGGAAAACATGAAAAAAGCACACAGCCAGTTCATAGAAACAAAACCCATACCAAAAGGTCGCCCAAGAATGACCCGATATGGACGTGTCTATACACCAGCAACAACCCTAGAATCGGAAAGCATTATACGCAACACATACTCAGGACCAAAATATGAAGGTGACGTTGTTTTAGTTTGCACATTCAAAAAAGAAGGCATCACTATTAGTATACACGAAACTAGTCCTAAGGTTAAAACGAAAACAAAATTACGTGGCGACCTAGATAACTACATAAAGTTATTAATGGACGGATTGAACGGTGTTGCATGGAATGACGATAAACAAGTAACAGTGATTGTGGCGGGTAAAGAATGACAAAAAAATCTGACTACGATATTGGACCAATGCCCCACGATTGGCAAACAGACTTATCGTTTGGGCATAAAGGTGAAAAACTTGTATCCGAATTTTTAGAAAAAATTAGTAGCGGTGCGTTTGAGGTTAAAACAGACCGATACCGTAACGGCAGAATGGTGTTAGAAATGGTGCAGAATCCTCGCCGCCGTCTTGACGACAACGGCGAACCATTATGGCAACCATCAGGTTTAGCAGTGACAAAAGCGGAATGGTGGGTGTACGTGTATGCCCTTGACGGTTCGTTTGTGATTGTGTCTGTGCCACGCATTAAACGATATTTGAAAGCCAACAAAGATAGATTCAACCCCAAAAACTACCATAAGTTTGCGTGGCGTAGCGGTAATCCCAGCATGGGATACCTGCTACAACCTGAAGATGTTATGGACATGATGATAAATGAAAAATATGATTCCTGAAAATATACCTAATCAAAAAAAGTATCGTTCCACCGAAATAGAATGGTTAATGCAACCATACGAACAGGAAAACGATTACGATGATGACATCATGTTGTTTGACGCTGTTGCTGAAACCGTAGCATCTATGGACGAAACGGATAAGCAAATGATATACTTGATATACTATGAAAGAAGGACGTTTCAAGAGGCGGCACGTATTGTGGGGATATCTGCAAAATCGCATGCGTGGCGTAAAACTAAATCGGCTGTACAAAAATTGGAAGTTTTGTTAAAACAAAACCCAGTCATTATGGATATATTAAACAAAAAATATGGCATACTAGGAGAACAATGAAAAAACAATACACAACATTCAACAAAGCAGCAGATGCAGCATTAACAAAACTGCGGGCAGAAGCATCAACAACATTACCTGACCCCAAAATGTTTAAGCCAATAGAAACCTACATTAGTAAATGGATTAAAAGTTTGCAACTTGGTAACGCTGAAGAATCCGACACAGAACTAGCAATACTAGTATTAGAACGTGCAGGCATACAAGCATTACAGTGGCTACTAGACAATCACCCACCGTTCCAACATGAAGAAATGGTACAGTTGTTGTGCCGCAAACAACACGACTATGGACACAACAACATCACCAACTTCGGAATTATCGGCGTAGCGATTCGTATATGCGACAAAATTGCACGTATAGACAATTTAAGTAAACGTAGCCAACCCAACAATGAATCATTAGTAGATTCATACATTGACATTGTGGGCTATGCTATGATAGCAATTATGTTGAACGAAGATTCGTTCAAGTTACCGTTGAAAGGAGATAAGCGATGACAGTCACAGTTCGCTGTAACAACTGTAAACACGTTTTTCAAAACGATGAGAAACGAACAATCGGTTGCTATTGTGACAGCGATGCCCCAACATGGATAGCAGTCGCACCAAATGGTCGTGTGCTATCTATGTCCTATTCCAATTATGATATACTAGAGGAAACAAAATGAGTGAACAAACAGAATCAAAATATGGTAAAGAAGGAACACAATACTCAATAGGTGAAGATAAAATATTCATCAACATGGAGTTCGTAATCTCAACCTTAATGGGCATAATCGTAGTAATGCGAGACATCTTAGGCAAAGATTTTAAATCAGAAAACGGATTAGAAATAGACCAAATTGTAGAAGGAATTGCACAACAACTATATGACCAAATTACCGCAAACAACTAACATAGAAAAACTGCGTCACGAACTAGCCGTAATGAAAAAAGAACTGAAACGTTACGGGTCACCACAAACGTTTATAAACAAAGTAGCCGACATAGAAGTGGCTATACGCAAACTGGAACATTTCCGTGACATCTAGCGAACACGAATGGGACCCTGAGGACCTGAACGAACTGTTATATTTGTTTGACAAAGACGACATCAGCGAACTAGAAGGCATATTCACCAACATAATCAAAGACGACAGTGACGGATTCGTGGTGGAGTTCGTCATCTCTGTCCTTGCTGCACGAGAATTAGTAGAACTATATCTAAAGGCACAGACTGGCGATGAAATCGCCAAAGAAAAAAGTTGGCATGAATACTCTAAGATTATAGCCGAACTAACACAAGCATTAAACTTGCACGACAACTAAGGTTGTTGTTCTTCTAACTGTTGTGCTTCTTCTTGGTTAACAAGTTTTTGTAAATCTTTTATCAATTCGTTAGCAGCCCATTTTCTGCGTACAATTTCAGATTCTTGTTGCTTCTCACCAATTTCACGTGCTGGCACACCAAAATAGTTCCACCAACTAGAAACCATACGTTCTTCTAATGTATCTTTGCCACCAAACACACCGCCAGTAACACGATTAAATTGTCCCAACGCAGGGAAAACCGATTCCAAAATATAGTTCACACGTGAATCCATAACAAGATTTTTGTTCTTATCATAATAAACATATTTTGTACCCATCATTGGACCCAAAAACTTTGCCATAAAAGCGGTATAACCTTTGACTTCATCTTGTCGGAATGGTCCAACGCTAATACCAAGTTGCCTGTTTGCTAACAATTCTGCTGGCAACTTAAACGGCAACCCTGCTTGTCCCAAAAGACCTTGAGGTGTTGTAATGGATTGTAACTGTTGCGCCAAACGAATATGAGGTAAATCGGGGGTCAATACCCAGTTACCCATAATACCCAAAGCATCTTTATCAGCAATCCATTTTGGCATAATCAAATTAGGATTAACAGGGAAAGATTTTTTAAGTCTTTCATATTCATAATATGCTTTAGGTCGTGCCACCATTTGTGTTAACTGCAATGGAACATTGCGACTTGTCCAAACCCAAAACGGCACAACCCGTTTTGCTACCTTATCCAACTTAGACAAATCACTATAATCAAAATGAATACGATTAATACGTGTTACAGCCTCATCAAAAGTTTGACCCTTGTTGAACGAATCTATAGCCATTGGCAAACGCAATGCTCGTTCAACAAACTTATTTTTACGGTTATAGAATTGGAAATATTTATCGGTCAATACCGCACCACGCCGACCAATAGTAGGCGCTGCAAAGTCGTCTGTAACACCATGACCTGTAGCCAAAACAACTTGAGTAACCCATTCTGCTTTAGCCAATTCGTTCGGGTCAGTAATGTTAGCCCGTTGAGTCCAGTTAGCAAAAGTATTACCCTTGGCAATACCACGTTTAGTTTCATTTTGAAACGTAGCCCATTTCAAACCCTGCTCAATAGCGTCATTGGTAACACCATCGGAATAATTCATAAACATACCCGAAAAACCGTTACGAACAAAAAACCCAGGCGTACTAGTAACCCAACGTTTCCAATAATTGTTTATTCTGTCTAAGTTTTTCATCCAAGATTTAAACTCAACTTGATTAAGAAGTTTTTTAACATTTGGACCCCAAACATCTAAAACCTCTTTAGGCATTTGTAAACCCATACCCTTAATTTCTTCCCAACCTTGTTCCGCAACATCGTTAACAAGTTTGCCATTCAACAAACCCATTTCAGCCATCTGCAACCAATCCAAACTTTCTTCAAGTTCTTCATTGACAGCAGCCAACTTCAACTCATCAGCATGCAATATGGTTGTAACACGGTCATAAGCCTCAGCAACTTTTGGCTCATCAATCAAACTACTAGTTTCAATAGACTTCAATACCTTATCAACATAAGCGGCATTACTTGCACCAGTAGAACCCTTAGCAGGTTTGTTTTTAATCAACAAAATCATGTCCTGAATTTCTTGTTTCAAACCAGCGCCAGTACCTTCAGTCCAAGCCTCTAAAACCTTTGCTTGGTCCAACAACATAGGTAAACGTTCTTCATACTTTAAACGTTGAGTATTTAATTCCCCAACACCAAACTTCTCCTCAATCTGCCGTCTCACCTCGTTGTCTATGCTGTCATAAACTTTTTTTAATTCAGTATCAGCAGTTGCAAGTTTTGCTAAAACTTGCTCACGTGGCACATATTTTCCATCAACCAAAACACTATTAGCATTACGTAAGTTCATTAAAGTACGGAAAGCAGTATCCTGTTTTTGTGTTTCTTCCAACTGTGCGGTAAGTTCGGAACGTTTAGCCAACGATTCCTCAATATCAAGACCCATGTTGCGGAGTTTCTCATTATTATCCAGCAAAGACAACTGGTGCATTTCCATAGTGGAATCAAGAGAGTTCTGCAAAAACTTGTTACCTTTAACAGTTTGCCAAGGGTCAGTTGGTGCTTGCCCAATCTTGGGTGTTTTCCAATTATCGGGAACCAATACAGCCCATTCATCTGAAGTAAAATGGTAACCGTCACCAAAAATATTTGATGCAGGCATTAATACACCCCTATAACCATTACCTGCTGCATCATCAACAAGATTTTTAAACCACCATTGTGACGCAATACCGCCAACAGCATCAGAATTATTAGGGCTGAAAGAATATGCAATTCTTTGTTGCACATCTTTAAACCACTCAAAGAACTGTCCAAGTTCATTATGGGTCAATTTTTCAATTTCGCCAGATGCCCTAGCAGCGTCAATACGAGTTTTCATATCCCATAATCCAGATAAAAGTTCCGCTTTTTCTGGATTAACTCGCACAAATGTTTCATCTAAAACACCATTATTTTCAATCATATTGGCAATATCAGATTCCGATATGTATTCGGTTATACCAACCTGTCGCCATGCTTTATTTAAATCCTCAGCCCAAAATTCTGGATTCAAAAAAGCAGAGAACGTTTCGGGGTCACGCAAATCCAATAATTCACCCTCAGGAATAGCATGACCAGCAATCGCATCATCCATTTGACTAAACGTACCAAACTCATTATCCATAGGTGCAGTTGTAAAAATTTGAAACGGCACAGGTTCACCACTAGTGTCGGGAACAAAACCATAAATCCAACCCTCGCTAGCATAGGTTGCATTATTTTTTACTTCATTAATGCGTTGGATTGCTTCAAGTTCTGTTTCGTTTTCAATTAATTTGTTTTCCAAAAATTGACGTTCTTCAATAGATGTTTCAGGTAGTGCATCTATTTGTTCACGTATAAAGTTGTTTTGCGCAACACGGCTCGCTTCACGAGCCTCAATAGCGTCTGCGCCACCAGCAGCACGAACAATTCGTTCAGCCAACCATTCCGCACTTTTGCCATCAAAATCGTTAGCATTAGGATACCATGACAAATACTCTTTATGAAGTTTTTGTAATGTAAGGAAACGGTCAGCAGTGCCTTCGGTTAATGCTTTTTCAAAAGCATCAATTTGTTTAACCAAACTAATTATAACATCATTAGATTCGCCTTTGAGTTCAGCCTTAAGTTTGGTGGCGGCTTTAGTTGCCTTATCTAATGTTTTCTTAATTTTTGCCATTTCTTTCAAAATTGTTTCAGTTTCGGCAGTAACACCAACTCTTTGAGCAATTTTGCCCGACAAAACATCAATAGCAATTTGAGAAACATTTTCTAATTCTGTTGCAGCCGCTTCCTTTGTCCCCGCTAATTTCTTTACACCACGAGAAATACGACCCTTTAACGAACGTTGCGTAGCAAGCAACTTCGTTGCAACATCTTCAAGTTCTGCAACAAGTGCGGCATCGGGAACAACATGTTTAATCAACGGCTTAATAACAGCAGGACCAAAATCCATCATTCTATCATAATATGCTGTACGTTCCATCATTCTGCTATAAGAATGTAAACTGTCCATCATGATAGTAGGAACATCTGTTTTGAACCAAGGAATACCAATTTTGCGCATAGAAATTTCGTTGATAGCCTCAATGCTACCAACGATAACATCTTCGTCCATAAATTTTTCAGCATGGACAAGGTTGCCTTCTGCATCAAATGTTGCGTCACGCAATTTACGATGACTAGAAATACCTTTACCCGTTTCTATATCCACACCGCTAAAATCTAAGTCATCAAACCACTTAGTTTTATAACCTTCAGAAACCATCCATTCTCGTGCCTCGTCGGTCATTGAGTGATACAGGTGGTCGTCTATTAAACCAAGTTCATTTGGTAAAGCACCCCATTTGTTACGTATTTGTTGAACTCTATAATCGTCAACTGCTTGGTATGCTTCATCGTCCCATTTCCTGAAAGCATCAACAATGTTTTGCACTTCTTCGCTGCTTGCATAAACAGGGCTACGGTTTTCAATAATTTTGTATAATTCTTGTTGTGCAGTATCAGGCAACTGTTCAACCGCACGTAAAATTCCATATCCTTTAGCCAAATGTGTTTGACTAAAACCAGAAGCCTTACCTCTGCTTCTAAGACTTGCTGAATGTTCCGCTATACCACCTAAATATGTGCTAATCCAATCATCACCAGATTTTATACCACGTCCAACACCAGCAGCAACCAAAGGCGCAACACCACCACGAGCAGTTTTTATAGCCCAATTAGGTTTATATTTATAAAGAACATCACCAACATAAGGGCTAACTTCACCCAAAGTGTGTCTCCACGCTTTAGCAATAGCGCTACTATTTTTAATTTCATAACCCATATATTTTACGCCAACAAAAATGTTTTCATTTTTGCGAACATAATCAGGTAATTCTACAGCACCATAACGAACAATATTATCCAACAAATTAGGGATAGATTTAAGTTCGGGATATTTTGGATATAGTTCTGTTACAACTCTAGTGGCTAATGCAACCTTTTGTGCTTTAGATGCTTGACTTGCAGGCAAACCAACATAGGTTGTTGGGTCCGTAGCAACATCAGCAATAAACTGTAAAGTCCCACCAGCAACACCACCCATTCCAGTAACGGAATCTTTACCAAACAATTTAAAGTTAGGGTCTTTTGCTTGGCGAACAAAATCTTTCCAACTAGCCTCAATTTTTTGACCTTTATAAATACCCTTTTTATAAGACAAAGGTTCAGCATATCCAAGACGAGTTAACTGAGTAAGACCCTCGGCAAGTTCATTAATGGCAGATTGACCATAGCGTTGTACGGGTTTAACTGCTTCAACAGTTGCTTGCAAAACTTCTTTAGGTCCTTCACCAACAGTATAGTTAATGATTTGACCCAAAGTGTTAAATATTCCACCTGTAACACTTTTAGGGGTTTTACCAGTTTCTTTTAATTGCTGCAAACTTTCAAGAATATCTTTTTGTGCTTGCGGTTGAAACGGCAAAAATCGTGTTAATGAACCAGCCTTATTAACAGCCTTACCTAATGCAAATTTTTCTTTCTTTAAACTACGTGATTGACCAGCAGGAACAACAATTGTTGTTACACCATTTGCATCGGTATATGTAGTGTTGCCTTCACTATCTTTGCCATAACCGTAGTCTGTAGTTTGTTTTTTAACAAACGGTGAACGTGTTATGCCAGTTGCCATGAAAGTCCTTAAATTAGTATCCTATAATAAGAATACTTGTTCCTAAAACTCGGAAGTTCTGGCAGCCTTTGCAGCGGCTATACCCGCAGCCCGTTTAGCCGCTTCTTCTTCAGCCTTACGTTTAGCCTCAGCGGCAGCGGCTGCTTTTGCAGCCTCATCCCCAGTTTGATTATCTTCTTCAGGACCATATTTAGCCAATGTTTCTGCACGTATAGCCGCAGCCCTGTCTTCCATATCTCGTTGTCTAGCATAGACAGATTCTTCGGCTTGCGCACGTTGCAATGCGATATCTTGCAAACGTTTATTCAAATCAGCCTGCATACCAGCCTTAATACGTGGTTCTTGACCAGCCAACCCTTGAAGCGCAGCAGTAGTAGCACCAGTAGCAGCACGTTTGCTGGCAACATCAAAGTTTTGTTGACCAATATTTAACTGATTAGCAGCCCATTTGCCCAAATCGGAAGTGCTAGTAGCAAACTGTTTAGCAAAATTGCTAACAGCCTGAACCTCGCCAGTGCCAGCACCCTGAGATTGCAATGCAGCCAACAAAGGATTTGTTGGCGCTTCTAATGTTGTAATAGGAACATTCTGATAGGCAACACTATCAACAAAAGACTTAAGGAAATCCTCACCCGCACCCTTAACCTGTCCACGTGCTGTTTCAAAATCCTTGCTAAGCAAATCTAGTTGTGTAGCAAATTCATCATTTGCCATTTGACTCATTGGGTCATAAAGTTCTTTAATGCGTTGCAAACCTTCTAGTGTTCGTTTACCAGCAGCCGATTCAAAAACTTGTGCAGCAGCCTCACCGCCACGTATACCACGAACACGTGCAACTGCCTCAAGTGCATCTTGTCTTGCAGCAGCACGATTTTCGGCATCAATAACAAATTGATTTTGACGGTTTTCTTGCGCTAATTGAAATTCACGGTCACGTTTTTCTTTAGCCAAAGCATCCAAACGTTCTTGCGCACGTGCGGCAGCAGCACTGCCAGCAGCAGCCCTAGACAAAGCCAACTGTGCCTCACGATACTTGTCCTCACGTGCATTTTCTTCCCTACGAACCCTATCTTGATACTGTCTATCAGCAATTTCTTTTGCACGAGCGGCAGCAGTTTCTCTTTCATCTTGTTTATCGTTTAGATATGTTTGAATTGGCAACAATCTTGCTGTATACCAAGCCGCACTTGGTTCAGAACCAATGTCTTCTATATATGCTTTTGCTGCATCATCAATTTTTGCTATTTCTTTATTTAAGTCAAAACCACCAGTTGAACCAGTAGAAGTAACTGTAATTGGCGTTGTAACTACAGGCGGCAAAGTTGTGCCAGTAGTGGTAGACGGCGCTACCGTTGTGGTGGTTGTCGGTCGTGTCGTTGTTGAAGAAGGTACTGTGGTTGTAGTTGTTCCACTGGGAGTACTATCGCCTTCTTGTATTAAAACCCATTGACCTAGTTTATAATCAAATTTAAATCCAGCCATAATACCCCCTAATAAGCGGCGTACTGCTTAAGAGCAGTAGCCGAACTAATAATATCTCTTTGTTTCTGTAAACGTAACTGTGCCAAATAATCCTCAAGGTCAGCCTGCGACTGTGCCTCACTCATAGCGATACGGTTCTGTTCATCTTGTAACATTTGTGTTTCATCAGCAAGCGCACGTTGCATGTCTGCAGCATAACGTTCCAAACCTTTGCGTTGAATACCTGAAGCCACACCAGGACCAGCCAAACCACGCTGACCATAACTAGCCATTTTAGGACGGAAACCTTCAGTAAGTTTACGTGTTAAATCCGCTATGCTGCGTGTGCCACGTTGCTGCCCAAGAAACGCAGCCTGCTGGTTTGCTATGGATGTTGCGGAACGGCGTTTACGTGCAGACGCTTCAGCCATTCCATAATCACCGTAATATGCGTCTATCATTGACATAATGTTACCTAGTTGCTTTCAACTGTTTTAGTTCATCTATTTCTTTTTGCAAACGTTCTAGTTCAGCCTGAAGTGACACAAAAATGTTTTGTAAAACATTTTTGTCCACACTTGTCAGCAGAGACAGAGAGTTAATAGACCAAGCCATTAAGCAAACACCTGCGAACCTATAACAAGTTGGTCACTGTCGCCAGTTACACCGCTTGTGCCAGATGATGCTGCAGTTAAACGACCAGCCGAGTCAACTGTAATGTTTGCTGTTGTATAAACACCAGCAACCACACCTGTTGATGTCATCGCAGCCGAGTTTATAGCCCCAGCATCAATGTTTGTGCCTGCCGCCAAATTTTCACAGAAAGTTTTTATAGCAGAAAAGTTTGCGTTAACTTCTGACGCAATAGCGGCTGTGCCGTTAACAAAACTGTATGGAATAGTAAGTGTAGCCATTATTATCCTTTAACCTGTCTAGGTTGATATTTATATCCGATGCTGTTAATACCCCACAACTGCCCTAATGGACCATTAAATTCCAATTGAACAGTTTGGGCTAAACCCAAATTGTTTCCAGTAATCAGCAAAGAACTAATAGCACCACTAGACCAATTCTCTCCCCAGTTACTAGACCCCCAAACCATACCTAACTCGTCTGGAGATTGAACCAAATTGAACGTTCTACGTTCATTACCTTCCGCTTCATCAAAATCGTGATAAACTTTAACACCAATAGTTTGATTCACCGCAGATTGTTTAATAACAAACTCTGGACGGCGAAACATCTTACGTTGCGTATACGAACCAGCATCAAACCACTTAGTACGATACCTGCTAGTATAAGAAGCATCGCTACCAGTAATATTATCAAAATCTTGGTCATACATATCAACCTGCAAAACATAAGGCAAAGTTGGATGAGTTAACAAACGGTATTCAACATTAGACGCATTATGCCAATTACATCCAGCAGTCAAACCCTTACCGTCTGCAGTTGAAAACTGCATCCAAGAACCCCTAGCACCAATAGTCGGGTCATAAACAAAATTAACGGTACTATTGGCTACACTACCAGTTTTAGTGTATGCTGCAGAAACCCACAACCGTTGACCAATCCAACTCAAATGAAAACCATCTTCAACACCAACAGTAATATAATCCAACTCAATAATAGGTCTAAGGTTTTCAAAAATGTCCGTAATACTGGAACCATTATAATAATATACGCCCTCGGGATTAGAAAAGAAATACACACCTTTATCGCTGACAGCAAGATTATGCGGTGTATCAATACCCAAATTGCTAGAAACTTCCACAACTTGAAAGTTGTCGGAATCATAACCAAACAAAGCAAAAATTGCGTTCGGTTTAAAAATAATTAACTGACCAGCAACAGTAGCCAAACCAGTAATACGATTACCACCAGCATTAATCTCAATATAGTCTTCCAAAGCCCAGTTCTCAGGCGCATTTTCCAACGACCAATGCAAACGGTTCGGATAATCAACACCATCAATACGCACATTAGCCGCAAACATCTTATTAGCATGAACATGCAACAACTCCGCTGTCGGCATTTTACGTTCCGAAGTAGTTGGCGTAGTTTGCCAAGCATGCGGATTAGTTCCACTCGCTGTCAATGCTGTAGCATAAGTACTATCAGTATCCCAAACATATCCACCACTACCAGTATTGCCAGTAGCAATATAAAGTTTAGTACCCCATGGTGCAAAACTTGCGCCATGCGTACTAGTAACAACAATAGGATTACCAGAACTATATTCCAACAAACTAAAATCAGAACCACTAGACTGATAAATTCTGGTTTCTGTAGATAACATTATGCGTGGTGTAGCACCATAAAACGGAACCAAAGATTGTGGAACCCAAGTACCAGAAACTGCTGTACTATTAATGCGGCGCATACCACCACGACTAAACACACCACCTCTAGGGTCAATTTCAACATTCAACATATCAGGAGATTCGTTATCAGCCAACTGAAACTGGTCGGCACGAAAGTTAAGCCCCCCAGTAAAATCTTTCAGTTCACGAACACGAACTCTAGCCATTGTCCGCTAAATCCTTACCCATGTTAAGCATCCAACCCTGAAAGGTTGGACGACCAGAAGTTTGCCCCTGAGACAAACGCAAATGCCCATGACTACTAGGTTTCATAATGTTTTCTTTAGCCAAGACAACACCTTCATCAAAAGCACGTTTATATTCCTGAGCCATAACCGTATCCTCAAGACGTTGATACACACGACTGCAAGCATAATACACCAAGGGAAAATGCAAAGACGGACTAGCATCCACAGCACCACCACTAGTAACCCAATCAATTGGTTCACGATAAGCACGAACATTCAAAGTACGAACATTGTTCGGTTTGGGAAACAAATGAATTTTGCCTTCCCAAATAGAATAAAACAAAGGGTCACCAGAAGTATCGTATGAACCAATATACGTGTTTTCCGCCATATCATGTCCAACCATCTCTAAACGCAACCCAGTACCCGTAGGGTCAACAATAGAAATAATCTGACCAATAGGGTCAGCGGTGAAAGCACTAATGGTGTATTCTCGTTGCTCGGCAACAGTATTGAAAGTAAACGACTTCTCTAGGAAAGACCAGCGTTTTTCCATATCCAATATACGGTAGTATCCGTCACGGATATAAACATTTAATAGCGAATCTGGTAGGTCTTCTGTGTCTAGGTCTGTGATGTCACGGATAGTTTGACGCAACGTTGTTGCGGTCATTGTTGCGTATGCCATTGTTACTCCTCTGAATCAATTTGTTCAGCCAATTCAGCCAAATTGATAGCCTGACGGTAATGCCCGACACATAGTTCTTGCCCTTTCATACGGTTAGCGCCGCAGGTGTCGTCATTGCCCATACATTTGTTGCCCCGACCCAAATATTCGCCGCTGGCAGCAGCCAACGGCGCATCGGCAACAGCGGAAAGCCTGTAGTGGTCTACTGGTTTGCCGTATAATGCGTATGTTGGGATTGAGTTGCTCATCATAATATGGGTATCCGTTCCTTAGGGTAAAAGAGATAATATTTTTTGATATGTTTTAGTGGTTAATTTGCCAAGTCCCATATCGGTTTTTTTAAGCAATTTACCGATAGGTTTAGCAACAGCCTTAACAGGTCTATGTATGGGTTTTGTAATTTTACCCGCAACCTTCATTGCTGCCCCACCACCCTGAGGTGTATATAGTAAAGCATTAATTACGTCACCTTTGGTTCCTTTGCCAGTTAAAATATTTTCAACCTCATTATATGGTAATATCCATTCACCAATTCCGCTTGTTTTTTGACCATAAACATCATTAGCGTAAACAATTCCTGGCGCTTTTCCACTTTTTATTAAACCAGCCAACTGTGCATCCAAATTTTCTTTACCAAAACGAACAACACCAGACAAATTTACCAAATCATTAAACGGTCCCCAGCCAGGTTTTGTTTCAATAATAGATTTAGTACGTTGTTCGTAAGCCTGTTTAGGGTCATTGGCAGCAGCCATTTTAGCCAAATCCAACGCAGAATTAACTTTGCGTTTATATCGTTGGTTACGAGGAGTAACCATTACTTCCTCTTTGGTGCTTTAGAACCTTTTGCTTTTTTTGCTTGTTGCGCTTTATATGCAGCAAATTCTTCACGAGTCATACCAAACGCATTACGTTCAACCAAAGGCACACTAGGTTTAATATTATAACCCTCGCCAGTTTTTTGGTAAGAATCGGCACGAGCAGCCACATCAGCAGATGTGGTTACTTTAACATCCTTAAGTTCTGCAGCAGTATACTTTTTAGATGATGGAGACAAAGGTTTAACCTTTGGACGTTTCTTTGCATTTGCTTCTTGCGCCGCAACAAGTTTACGTTCAGAAGCCAAAGCAGACAAACGCTTCTCCCTAGCCTTAGCAGACTCAGGACCCTTCACCCTAGGACCAGTTGGTGTACCAGTACCTCTGTTTCGGGCGGCATCAGCACGTCTACGTTCCAAAGCCTCAAGACGCATCTTCATTTCTTTGTCCTGACGAACCTGATAATCCCTACGAGAATCCTTAGGTTCAGCACCTTTTCTAACTCTATCCTTTTTGGCACGGAAAGCCATTCTGCCAGCCTCAGTGTCCAACTCCTCTGGGGTCATCTTACCCAAATTCTTTAACCTAGTATCAACACCCCTAGATAGTTTATCCAAGTTTCTTTCAGCAAAAGACTTAATTTCTGATTCAACATTTTTACGAAGTGATTTAACTTGCGCAGGACTAAGTTTACGACCATCTTTCTGATATAGTTTAATAAGTTTATAAGTTTCTGTGTTAACTTGTTTGTCTAACATGCCACCTTGGTTTGCCAATAAACGAGTCTTGAAATCAACCGAGTTCATTTTCTTTGTCAAAGAATTACTAATCAAAGGATAACCCTGTTGACGCATCATCTGCGGAGTCATTCTTTCTTCAATTTTGCTTTTCTCTTTATTAAGGAATCGTTCTCGGTTTGCTTTCTTTTGTGCTGCTTTATCTGCTGCTCTTTTATCAGCACCCATAGCACGGCGTTCAGCATCAGCCTGCTGGTTAGCCAAACGACGTTCCGCCTTAGTCATCGGTTTAGAAGCAGGCTTACTTGGTTTGGGGCTTACTGTCTTTGCTATTTTGCTACTAACCTTAGGTTTTCCACCTTTGCCTAAAGCCTTTTTAACAGCAGATTTTGCTGTGCTGGCAAGTCTGCCAGCATCATCTGCAACATTTCTTGCAGCAGAGACAGCAGGTTTGCGGGCTTCTAAAAGTCGTTGAACAATAGCCTTAGCAATATCGTCCGCAGCAGAACCACCTCTAGCCATTACTTTTTATCCTTTTTGTTTCTGTTACGACCTTTTGATGTCGCTTTACGAGCCTCAATAATATTTCCACCATATTTTTCTTCTAAAGTTGCAGCCCATTTAGCCCTGTTTGCCGCTTTGCGTTCTTCACGTTCAACGGCTTTCATTTTGTTGTATGCTTCACGTTGCTTAGCCCAATTGTCACGATTGGCTTGACGGCGGGCTTCACGTTCCATTTTATCAGCCGCACCCGATTTTGGACTCTTAGGTTTCGGACCTTTAGGTGCAGGTGTTGCAGCGCCAGCAGCAGGTGGATTTTTGCCACGACCACTCTTAGGTGGATTCTTAGGAAATTTAGATTTTGCCGCTGAAAGCATCTCTGCTGTTGTAAGGGGTTTGTCTTTTGCCGCTGGAAGTGGGACTCTAACTGTTGTACCACTCTTAGGTGGATTTTTGGGCAACTTAGGTTTTGCTGGTTTCACTGGTTTTGCTGCTTTACCAGTCATCTCAGACATAATCCTTGAGATGTCATCAGCCAAATTGCCACCAGCCTTAGCAACATCATCTAACACACCTGACCTTTTCAGGTTTTGCATAACTGCTTTTAAAATTTTGTCTGGGTCTGGGACCTTTGGCATAAAACTCCTAGTAAATGAAAATGGTAGGGGGCTTTTTTCCCCCTACCATATCACGGGTTGTTCCCAACCCACAACATAAACGCTATTAAGCGGTTTTTGCTGTAAGTTTGCCTTGCTTCTTTGCGTTGCGGCAAGTGAGGTTGCCGTAGCACATAATCAAAGCATAACGTGCATCCAAGTTTTCTGGGCGCACGAACTCTGTTTGCTGGAACCACTTACCTGAGTGACCAACAAGAGTGAGGTACTTGCTGTTGATGAAGTACATTACACCAGCGGTGCAACTTACGTCAAACACTACAGGTGCAGCCTTGAACAGAAGGTTCTGGAAACCAGCATCTGCTGTCTTGGCATCTGTGTAGCGCAATTGTGGTTGCAACAAAGCCTCGTACTTCTCAAACAATGTTTGAGTTGTAAGCACTAGGTCTGGGTGGTCGTTACCAACAGAAACAGTGTTGTATGCTGTTGCCATCTGAGCGATGGTCAAAGCACCAGCAGTGTTTTCCTCGTATGAACGCCAGTATTCGTTGCCAGCAGTTGCACGGTTAATGTTACCGACAGTTCCCGAAGCCTCAATGAGGTTACCGAGACCGTTCCAATCCTTGCCGCTGTTGCCAGTTCCGTCTGCGTAGAACATGTCGTTGAAACCTTCACGCATTGACTCCTCAGCCTGCATGATTTTGGCTTCCAACAAGTTGATGATTTCTTGTTCGCCGTTGTTCTTTGCTTCCTCAATGCCGCTGATTGCGATTGAAGCAGCGTACTGCTTCCATTCGTATTCTGCAGCAGTGATGCCTGTTTGTGCTGTCAACGAAATGGTGTCGTAACCTGAGTACGAAGCCACTGTTGAGTTCTGTCCGTAAATAAGCGGCTCAACAATTTTTGTGCCACCGTTAAGCATACGGATGCGACCCTTTGACATAAGGTGGTTCGTCAGAACTCGGTCTGTGAACACGTTATCTGTCAATTGGTCACGATAATTTGCGAGCGTTGTTGAAAGCAACGCATCAAAATTTACGTTAGACATTATAATCCTTTATAATAATAGTTGTTAAATGGTTAATTAGCACCCATTTGACGTTTGGCGGCAGCCCAAGCCTCGGAAACTGATTTAATTGGGGCAGTCTTGTCTGTCGTAGTAGAACTGGTAGCAGAGGAACCCCCTGAAACCACACTGGCAGCCCGTTTTGCTTCAAGCACACTTTCATCTGCTTGCTTCAAACGTTCTTTCGCTGCCGTTTCTAACTTGGACTGTGCCACAATTTTATCAAAAGCCAATTGCTTATACACGCCTTCCAAATCGGTTGTATTCATACGCAAAGCGGATGACACAACCTCTTTTACATCAAAATCACTATACTTGTTTTGCAAACCCGCAATTTCTTTTTCAATTTGTTGCTGATTCTGAAATTCCTCAAATGACGCTACACGTTTATCAAGTTCACGAATCTTACGTTCCTCTGGAGTTAAAGATTCTTCATCTATCGGGTCAACCTGTGGTGCATTTTGCACACCATAATGTTGAGACAATAAACTGAGTGTCGCTGCTGGATTATTCTCTAAAGCGGCTTGAAGTGTTGAAGCAAATTCTATCTTTTCACGTTGCTGAGACAATTCTTGCGTTTTCCGAGTATAATCGGCTTGACGTTGATAACCTGCAATAGCCTCACTAAGTGGGACTTGCAATTCCTCTCCATCTAACTTTACTGGAACTCTATGGTTAGAGTATTCCTGCACGTTCAATGTAGGTGTATCGGGTGTTTCTGTGACTACACTATCAGGTGTGGGTGACCCTTCAACTGGTTCCGCTGACTGTGTTGCGATTTCATCGCTCATATTTCTCCTAGAATCCGTAATGGTTGTTCTAATACTATTCTGGGCGTTCCCTAGACGGGGGGTATGGTGGATACCCCCCGCTGGTTTAGATGCGTTAAAACGCATCCTAGAGTGTCTGGTGACCTATTAGGCGGGTAGAGGTGGTTGCTGTTGTGCTGCTACTTGTTGAGCAGCCAACATTGCTTCAACTTCAGGGCTGGCAGGTGGCGCACCCGCAGCACCAGCAGGACCAGCAGGCATACCTTGTTGTTGCGGTGCAACATTAATGAACTCGTCAGGGTTTTTTACACCAAAACCCATCTGCAGCACATAAGCAGCAAGTTTGCCCATGTCAACAATACCTGCACCAGCGAACGGTGCAAGTGCATCAACCATTTGTAACGCCATTTGACGGCGGAACGACTCATTTGCTGGCTGTGTTGAACCTGCAGCGACCTCAAAATCAAAGTCACCCTGCAAATAGTCACGGTCAAAGTTCACCCAAACAGGTTCCCCGTCTTTGCCCATAACACGTGCTACCTGCTCACCAATCATATACTGTTGAGCCAACTGCACCATACGGCGACCAATTTCTGCAATAGCCTGTTCAACAGTAGCCAACTTATCTGAAGTTCTAGCATTGGCTGCATCCTGCATCAACGATGTTTCGGTTGCGGTGCGGCGAATCTCCGATACGCCGCCACGTTGAAACTCCGTGACACCAGAAATACGGTCAATGTCACCAACAATAAGATTGGTTTGATTATAGAACTCTGGCGGGTTAATAACTGCTGGGAAAGCAGAGACAACAGCGCCCAAACTTTCATCAGAAATAACAGGAACCATAACATTATCTTGGTCAGACTCTAACGCTGTGCGACCCAACTGGTCAAATGCGTTTTCCTTATATAGATATTTACGTGCAAACTTTTTGCGATGATTCATCATCTGTGAACGTGTTTCGTTCAACTCTTTTTGCAACGGTTCAATAGATTCCAAATCACCCATCGGATAAAAATGGTCAGGGATGTCATAGTTGCGCAACATCACAAACGGTTGCCCAAACGAGTAAGGCATCTTTATAGGTTTGATTAAAAAGTTTTCACCCTGTTCCGAAAAAATACTCATCATGTTGCTGGCTACATCATAAAATTCCCAAATTTCTGCGTATCCAGCATTTTTGTCATGAATCTTTTTACGTGAAGGGTCATCAGCGTAACGGCTAATAGCCATAACTTTAACCTGTTCACGAGCGGTTTTATTATAGCGTTTGTCTTGTTTAACATCGTTGATTGGTCGGCGGATACGTTGAGCAATCCAACGGATATCGTGCATACTTGTTGCATCTGGGTCAACGAACACGTCATTAGGTGAAACCCGTTCAGCGAATGGGCTGTCTTCCAAAATTATGCTAGTTGGCGTTGATTCGCCACCCTCAACATCATCAGAAACCTCTGTGTCTCCACCTTGTGTGTCTTCTTCTTCAACGAAACGGTAACCAACTTTCATCCAACCATGTCCGACAGTTAACATGTCTTTGACTGCACGGCGGAAATGTGAACGAATATCACGATGTTTCCACCAATAATTAACTACCGCTTCAGCGATAACAGCCTGAGCAGCATTATCTGGATTAACAGCATTGACAGAAATCTTTGGGTAGTTTACGGAAATACTAGGCGAAATAACGTTAATAGTGGAAAACGAAATATTAACCAACATGCGGTCTTCAGTTTTATAGTCGTCAAAGTGACGACCTTTATACATGTCAACCATGCGCCGCCAAGTACCATCATAACCGTCATCTTTACGCCACTTACGGCTAGCCTCAATACGTTGTTTGGATTGAGCCAAATAATCACTTAAATTTTTCTTAGCCATTATACGTCCTTACCTTTATGCCACCCGATATGTTCATCTAACTTTGTTCCAACATTGTCAACTTTATCAGCAACCTTTTGCAACAAATCTCTAGATTCGGCATGCTGGTCAGTATTTTCTGAACGTAACTTGTTTAAAACAACCACCACTGGACCCGTAATCAAAGCAACAACAATGGGGACAATGACGGCTTCCATATTACATCCAATTAGTCACAGGCTCAGCCTGCACTCCATTAATAGCCGCATCCGCCACAATTTTGCGCTGCTTCTCAGCAATAGTATCCCCATGAAAGTTGTCTTTGCCGTAAGTAAAACCCAAACGAATACTTTTTATGTGGCAGCCGAAACAAATTGCACCACGATGGGGCAATTCTTCATCATAAAACTGTCTAGAACATTCTTCGCAAGTAAAATTTGTCATCTAATAACACTTTCTTGTTCCCAAACTACCTAAAAGGAGTCTGACTGCGCACATTATGTGCGCCAATAGGTGTTTTTTCCGCTTTTCTACCCCCAAAAATATGTTTTTCCCACCACAACAAACTATTTTCAGGCGGTTTACTAGACGGACGATACTCAGGCAACCAAACATACTTCAACATCTGATTAGCAATAGCCAAAGAAATAACACGGTCATCATGCGGACTACCAGACATCTTACCGTTTTCCTTCCGAACAAAAGTACGCAATTCCGCAATAGTCAAACGGTCATAAATTTGCACAGTATCAGTACGCATAGCAGCAGACAACTCGTCAATAGCCAAAGGTTTAGTAGTAGCCGTAGTACGCCACCCCAAAATATCCGTAGCCTCAGGACGAACATGCGCTAAACGGCGCTGCTTATAAAGATTTTTATAACCATGTTTCTGAGCAGCCTTAAGAGTAGTTAAACCATGATTATTATTCTCAATACCCAATAACGCAGTATTATACCACCAACCCAACTCAGCCAACATCTCACCAAACAAATCTGGTTCAATACGACCATGCCAAGTAGCGACAACAACACCACTTTTAGCCTCTATGATATGGGCAGAACTATAGTCACCGTAAGATAAACCTTCAGCAACGTCAGCGCCAATCACATAAACAGATTCTTTTTGCGGGAAAGCCCAAACATGCAACTCGCCGTTATCGGAATAACGGAACTCGCCATTACCATCAGAATACAAATGATAATACCCACGACTAGGTTCCACAACAGACATGTCATCCAACATTTGAATATCAAAAACAGGATTACCTGACTTAATAAATGCTTCTTCGGGGAATGTCGGGTACTCTTGGTGTAGTTGCCAAGGGTGCATGTTTGCCGCCTTAGCATCATACCAATCTTGGTTACGTTCACCATCCGCAGACCAAGGAAAAAAGATGCCTTTAAACTTGTTGGCGTTGGTTTGAGAACCAACCCACAATTCGTGATAAAAATTACCTGAACCGTTAGCAGTAGACAAACCAATCACACGACCACCAACGTCCGTAACAGGTTCAATAGAAGCCCACGCTTCCTCAGCATTAGGTAAAAACGCCCACTCGTCAACAATAACCAAATACACAGACTCACCACGAGCAGGGTCATTGCTAGAAGGTAACGACTCTATAGCGGATTCGTTGTCAAAAATCATTTTCAACTGATGTTCTGTGATTTGTTGCGGACCACGCAACTTAAACCATTGCGGCAAAAACTTGTAACCATACTTAGCCTTAGACAACAACTTTACAGACTCACGTTCAGTACGACTCAACATAACAATAAAACGGTCAGCAAAAAAATATGCTAACCAAAAACTGTAGGCGGCAGCCAACGTACTAAAACCAATCTGGCGAGCCTTTAGGACAATACTGTAACGTTCACTCATCCAAGTTTTGACAGTTTCTGTTTGCGCTGAACGCAACTTAAACAAAATGCGTCCCCTTTGTGGATGTTTCACATACCAATATTTTTCACAAAAATAAGAAAACGCAGCCAACTGCTCATCAACACTAGCGTTTTCAGGTCCACGACATTTACGAAACTCTGCTTCGTTTAAAAGTTCATTTAATTCCATTATTTACCCCAAGGCTGCCAACCATTACCGTTACGTTCCTCAGAATACTCAAAAATAGCCAAACCAGCACGTAAATTCACGTCAGGAATTAACAACTGTTTACACGAAGTCAAAATACCTTGAGACTGTAACCAACCACTAGGATTATATCTATTAGGTAAACACCAAAATTGGTTAATTTGCATCAAACCAGCAGAACCCCCATTTGGGTCAGTGGAATTAAATACCCTAGGAAAGCAACGTGACTCACGCCACATCACATAATCTAACTTAGACAACTCCTTACGAGACCAACCAACATCCAACGCATGACCAAGCCAATGCCCACACTTACCCACCAACTCCCTAGGTACAGCATAAGCATGACTAATAGGCATAATTAGACATGCGACAATAATGGATATAAACCATTTACGCATAACACCATCCTAACAGATTGTTATTTAGATTATTGCAAAAACTCTTTTACTGCCGCAGGCGTTTTATCGCCAGCAATATAACGAATATGCCAAGGTTCTGATTGTAACTCCCACGACCAACCCAATGACGGGGCTACATCAAGAAGAAACTGCAAACCTGTACGGCGAGCCACTTTGGGTTTTGTTGTGATTGACACCACGCTACCTTTTTTGCCTTTAAGTTTTAACGCCGCATCAATAGCCAAACCCCACCCATGATTTGATGTTGCAGGTGTAGCAACAGGCGCACCATTATGCAGATACCATTTGTCTCCGTTGAATGTACGAACAATTTGTATTTTTCTTTTAACATCAGGAAACGGTTTCATTCGTGATTGAAACAACGAAAGTTGTTGCTCATAAGGACGATAATCACCAACATGAACTAAATCTAAACCTTCTTTTGCGCCCAGTTCTTGAAGAATAGACCAAGACACTGCCGCAAGATGGTGCATCCGCCCCGAAGGGGCGATATTGCGCAACAACCTAGATGGCACACGCCCGTTCACAACTCCCTTTAAATCCTTTGGGAGAATAAGTTTACCAATAGGTAATTTCATAATGATTATGGTTTGCGACCAAATGCCTCATCGTTCGGGTTAGCCCAACGAATAATCGGCGGCAAAGCAGCCGCCAACAACGCCCTAGATAGGTCTGATGGGTCATAGTTGCCTGTAGCAATGACAGCAAGAACTGCTGCCAGACAACTACGCAAATATGAATGGAACATCGCTTTTTGTTGTTTAGATAGTTTCATTGTTTTCTCCTACAGGTTCTTCAACTACAGGTGCAACAAACTC